TTTGCAAAGATGGAAGATTTAACGGCCGTGAAGTCGTCATTGCTTGGATGCCGTTTCCTGAACCGCCGATAAGTAAGCAGGTAACGAGTAGTAAACGCAAACCCGCAACGGAAACCTGCTTGTTTTGTGGGCAAGTAATACCGAAGTGGATAAAGTGGGAGGACAAGCTTCCGCCGGATCAGGAAGAGGTGTTAGTATGCACTGTGTCACAAAAAGGAATACGAAACATCGATAAAGGATATTGGTCTATCGATCATTTTATCCATAGAGGGCGTGCACGGGTTACTCATTGGATGCCGCTTCCAGAAGCGCCTAAGGAGGAAACATGAAAGCCTGGATTGTAAACGAAAAATATGAAACAGCTTCTGCAGTTGTTTTCGCCGAAACACGAGGTAAAGCAAAAGCGCTCGCATTATGCACAAGCAGCTGTGAGGACGCAAATTTCTGTGATATTGAAGTCAGCCGAGCACCTGAAATGGACAAGTATTACGCTGAGGGAAAAACAGAAATGGACTGGTCAGATCCGAAAGACAGAATTGCATTGGTGAAAGAATGCGGATTTTACTGTGAAGAGCCGATAGCAGAAGATTGCAAAGACTGTCCTGCAAAAGATTTTTGCGATGAGGATATCTCAACAAAGGAGGCACTATGAAAGTAATAACACTAATACTCGCTGATGAATGTGACGAAGTCGTGGCACTAACGACTTTCGGTACAAGCAAAAAAGACGGTTATCCGAGAATATGTACAGGTGCTTTTAAAGTAAATCATGGCGATGTGGTGCATTTCCCGGAAGCTATAACGGAAGGGAAGGAAGAAAGTGAGTGATAGAACATACGAATGCCCATATCTGATAAATGCCTGGAGATCATCTGTATCATGTTCGGGCATTGTCAAGGGATCGTCTACGCTTCTTCGCTTTGACAGCGGCGAAGACGCAAAGAAATGGCAATATGCTTTTTGTAAGAGGGTTGATAAATGTGGATATGATAGTTGCCCGTATTATCAGTTGCTTTCGGAACTCGGATGCTAGGACACAAGCAAAGATAATTTTTATGTGATATGATAATAGCAACGATCAGATCGGAGGTATTATCGTGGATACAACAATCGTAAATGCTGTAATATCGGGATGCTTTTCCCTTGCAGGTGCGCTGATCGGCATACTTGCAAGCGCAAAGCTGACTACATACCGCATAGATCAGCTCGAAAAAAAGGTAGATAAGCACAATCAGGTTATCGACCGGGTTTATAAACTGGAACAGCGAGGAGCTGTAGTCGATGAGGAAATCAAGGTCGCAAATCACAGAATTGCAGACCTCGAAGAAGAAAGGAAAGCAGTATGAAAATTAATTGGAAAAGAAAACTTACAAGCAGAAAGCTGTGGCTTGCTGTCGCAGGCTTCGTTACCGGTCTGATTATCGCATTCGGCGGTGCAGAAGAAACAGCAAATACCGTGAGCGGATGCATTATGTCGGGAGCGGCGGTTATTGCCTATATCATTGGCGAAGGACTTGCTGACAGTGGTAATGGAGGAAACGGCAATGGCACTGAAAATTAAGGGCATAGATATCAGCAGAGCTCAAGAGAAGTTTGACTTTGATGCCGCCATCAAGGCAGGTGTGAAGTACGTTATTATCCGTGCCGGCATACGCTCAGACGAGGACAGCTATTTCAGGCAGAACCTTTCAGAGTGCCTGAAGCGTAACATACCTTATGGTCTGTACTGGTATTTCGAGGCAACGTCTGACGAAACATTTAGGGCAGAGCTTGCCGCTTGCAAGAAAGCTGTAAAAGGCTTAAAGCCTACATATCCTGTGTTCTTTGATATGGAGGAGCAGAAGCAGATAGATGATCTGACGACTGCACAGCGTACTGATATGGCACGCAAATTCTGCACTGAAATGACCGCTATCGGTCTGCCGTCAGGTATTTATGCCAATCCGTCATGGATGTTAAACTATTACGACAGTGACCGTCTGGATGGTATAGATATATGGCTCGCAAACTGGACGCATGATCCCGAAATACCTAGTCAATTTGATTTCGGTCAGCTGATATGGCAATGGGGCGTTGAAAACATCGGCGGCAAAGATGTTGATGCGGATATCTGCTTTATTGACTACCCTGCAAAGACGAACTACTGGTACAAGACACACAGCAGCGCAGATGCCCCCACAAAGCCGTCAAAGCCTACTACGCCCACCACAAAGACATACCAGGCAGGTGACGCAGTACAGCTGAAAAATACTGCGCTGTATGGTTCATCGATGACTTCACAGCCTGCAAATCATTTGACGGGCACATACTACATACACACCGCAGATGATGCGGTAAACGGCAGAGTGCGTATTACCACGCCGAAAGGCTGTAATGCCGTAACTGGCTGGGTAAAAGTTGATGATATAGACAGTAAGACTGCTGACAGCAAGCCTGCGGCAGAGATCCGTGTGGGCGACCGTGTGAAAATAAAGCAGGGAGCTACATGGCACGGCGGAACTAAGGTCCTTACAGGCTGGCTACTTGAAAAAACGTGGATTGTTGATGAAATTGTCGGCAATCGTGCTGTACTCGGCAAGGATACTACGGGCGTTTTTGACATACAGTCGCCGATAGACGTTAAGTATCTGAAAAAATAAGTATAATAGTTATCCCCCGGCGGAGTTTGATACGGCTCTGTCGGGGGATTTTGTATGACACAAGCAGAAAATAGAATTGTGTGATATCATATATACGTACAACTAAAAAGGGGGCGAAAAGGTGGGAAAATCGAAAGTTGGATATTGGCTGACGGAAGAAGGGCTGATCCTTCTTGCCGGGTGGGCGAGAAGAGGATTGACCGATGCCGAGATATGCGAAAAGATAGATCTGCACATAGCCACGCTTTGCGAATGGAAGAAAAAGTACCCTGATACCATAGGCGAAGCCTTAAAAAGCGGAAAAGAAGTTGCTGATACTATAGTTGAGAATGCTTTGTTTCGTAAGGCAACAGGATATAAGACAAAGGAAGTGTCCTATAAAGCGGACAGCGATGGTAACTTAGTGCCTGTATCTGCGGTCGAGAAGGAAGTGCCACCTGATACTACAGCCCAAATCTTTTGGCTCAAAAATCGCCGACCAGATCTTTGGAGGGATCGACGTAAAGAAGCAGAGAGCGATACTCAGAGCGGCGGCGTAGTAGTCTTGCCCGAAGTGGTAGCGGATGCTATAAAAACGATAGCTCCACCACCTGAGCATACTGCATCTTGTGGTGATGATGATGAGCAGTAACACGATATGGACACCACAGCCCAAGCAAGCGGTCTTTTTAAGCCGTCCTGAGTATGAGGCACTATACGGAGGAGCAGCAGGCGGTGGCAAGTCGGATGCACTGCTTGCAGAGGCTCTGCGGCAAGTGCATATACCGCACTATAAGGCACTGATACTGCGTAAGACATTTCCGCAGTTAGCCGAGTTAGAGAGCCGATCTACAGCCATATATAAGCGAGCCTTCCCGACCGCAGTATACAACGCTTCCAAGCACGTTTGGCAGTTTCCTTCGGGAGCGAGGATATACTTTGGAGCGATGCAGAGGGTACAAGACCGCACCAAGTATCAAGGTCAGCAGTATGACTTTATCGGCTTTGACGAGCTTACACACTTTACATGGGACGAGTACAGCTATATGTTCTCCCGTAACCGTCCGAGTGGGGCAGGAACACGGGTCTATATGAGGGCTACAGCCAATCCCGGCGGTGTCGGTCACGGATGGGTAAAGCAACGCTTTATCACAGCCGCAAAGCCGATGACACCCATCATCGACACATACACGGTCACAGATACGGCAGGACAGGCACATACTTATCAGCGTAGCAGGATATTTGTACCTGCAAGTGTCTTTGACAACAAAAGGTTACTTGCAAATGATCCTGCATATCTTGCAAGTTTAGCAATGCTTCCGCAGGCAGAGCGAGATGCTCTGCTATACGGCAATTGGGATAGCTTCAGCGGTCAGGTGTTTGCCGAGTGGCAGGATGATCCGACACACTATGTCGACAGACAGTGGACACACGTTATATCGCCGTTTAAGATACCACAGCATTGGGTAATCGTCAGAGGTTTTGATTTTGGCTATGCAAAGCCATTCTCGGTGGGATGGTATGCGATTGACGAGAGCGATACGGTCTATCGCATCAGAGAGTACTACGGCTGTACCGATGTAGCCAACACAGGCTTAAAGCTAAATCCTGCGGAGATAGCATCGGAGATACGGCGTATCGAGAGCGAGGACGAGAACCTGCGAGGCAAGACTATCACAGGGATTGCAGACCCGTCTATCTTTGACAGGAGCAGAGGCGAGAGTGTTGCCGACATTATGTCCAAAGCACCAAACTTTGTGCTATGGTCGCCCGGTGATAACGCAAGGATAGCAGGCAAGATGCAGTATCACTACAGGCTTGCATTTAATGCCGATGGATTGCCTAAGTTCTACTGTTTTAGCACTTGCAAGGGATTTCTGAGAACCATTCCTGCTTTGGTGTATGACGATGTACACGTTGAGGATATCGACACAACGCAGGAGGATCATATCTATGACGAGTGCAGATATGTCTTGATGGATCATCCGATAGCCGCTCCGACAGTGTCGGCAAGCGTACCGAGAGGCGATGATCCGCTTGATCAGCGAGTATCCAAAAACTATAGCTTTTATAACATTTAACCGCAATTTGAAAGGGGTTGAAAACCTATGGAAAGCACTTATATCCGTGACACGCCAAGCTCACGAATCCGCTCTGCAACTACGTTCGGAGGCATCAACCGAGCAAACGGAACGCCACTCGGAGAGTGGGATAGACTTAACGGCTTTGACCTTACGGCATATCCTGCACTGCGGACTTGTCTGCCGTATGCATACAGCGACATAGTGTCATCAGGCGAGATTACCGGGTATACATACCGTAACGGGATACTGGTATATACCACAGCAGACGGTATATACCTTGACGGTAAAGGCACACTTACGGCGATAGAGGGCTTGTCGGCAGGCGATAAAACGCTTGTCAACATCGGTGCGTATATCGTTATACTACCTGACTGGATAGTAATTAACACAGCCAAAACGGAAGGCTCTGTGATTACGGCAAACGGCACAGCAATCACAGGAAAGCTGACCGAGTACAATCAAAATCAGACCAAGCCTACGGTTTCTATATACAAGCTGTTGTATCTTGATGTACCCGAAGCGGACGTGGAGGCATCAAAACTTGCTGTTGGAGATGCCGTACAGCTTACCTACACTTATGCAGGCAGACAGTACAAAAAGCAAGTAACGATAACATCCATAGCTGTAGAAGCGTACACAGCAAGCGGCATGAAGTCGATTAACTTTGATACAACGGAGTTCCCGAACACACGTTATTTTTACATCACAAACAACAAGGTGACACAATCTCAGCAAGTGGCTGTGTCCGTGCAGAACGCAACGATACAGCGGCTTTTTCCCGACCTTGACTACGTTGTTGAGTACAACAATCGCCTGTGGGGATGCTCATCAAAAAATCACGAGATATACTGCTCAAAACTCGGAGAGCCGTTGGTATGGGGAGCATACAGTGGCATCAGCACTGACTCCTGGGCGGCAACGGTCGGTACAGACGGCGATTTTACAGGGGCTTGCGTGTTTAATGGCTGTGTTCTGTTCTTCAAGGAGGATTGCGTACACAGCGTTTACGGCACGAAGGCATCAAACTTTACGGTCACTACATACACGGTCAGAGGAGTGCAAAAAGGCAGTGCAAAATCGCTCTGCATCAGTGAGGGATTGCTGTACTACAAAGCACCTGAAGGCATATTTACGTTTAACGGCTCTGCCTCGTCACGCTTTGACGGCAAGCTATGCGTAGACCGGGACAGCAGGACAGCCTGCGGTACGGCAGATGATCGCTATATCGTTATGGCTATGTCAGACGGTACGGTGTTATACTATGACAAGCTGCACAACGTATGGTACAATCGCACACTGCCCAACGTGATATCTATGCATAACTTTAGCGGTAGCTTGTACGCTATCACAAAAGACAGCAACAAAGCTATGCAAAAGGTGATGCTGACAACGGATGTGGGAATGTCGGCAAGGTCGGAAGAAACCGCATTTGAAGCTGTTACAGGCGAGTTATGCAGGGGCGAGTTGACATCGACAAGCAGTTACTCACGCAAGGCTATGCATACGGTCATCAAGAAGCTGACAATGTCGGTTGAGGAATGGCATCAGCAAGGGGTATCCTCTGTGCAGTTTACCGTATCCGTACAGTATGACGGAGGCAATTGGCAGACGGTATACAGCTATGACGGAACAGCAGAAGAAGCCGATAACAACGTTGTTACACTGATACCGACTATACCGATGCGGTGTCAGCGATTACGCATCAAGATCAGCGGCAAACTGGCAACGGGTCCTGATGCAACGGCACAGCCATGCTTAACGCTTTACGGCTTGTTTA